GGTATAGATTCCAGTGTGGTCAGCACCTTGTCAGCCCGCACCGGCCTGCCTGTGACCGTGGTCACCATGCCCATACACCAAAGACCTGAACAGCATGATCTCAGCCTCAGGCATGGCGCCTGGCTGACTGAATGCTTTGCCAATGTCACACATGTGACCAAGGATCTCACAGCAGTGTTTGATCAGTTTAAACTTGTGGCAGGCACCTATGACAATATGCTGGGCATGGCCAACAGCCGAGCCCGACTAAGAATGGCCTGCCTGTATCAGATCGCACAGCACACACACGGCATAGTGGTGGGCACGGGTAATCGGGTAGAAGATTTTGGTGTGGGTTTTTACACCAAGTACGGTGACGGTGGGGTGGACATCAGCCCCATTGGAGACTTGGTCAAAACCGAAGTCTGGGAGTTGGGTCGAGAACTGGGCATACTCGAAGACATCATACATGCAGCTCCTACCGACGGCCTCTGGGCCGATGGACGCACAGATCAGGCACAACTGGGCGGCCTGACCTATGAACAACTGGAACTGGCCATGTCGCAGGATCAGGGCCAAGCCTTGGTCAAAAATGCCCCGGAACTGGGACGCCTGCAGGCCTATCAGGCACTGCGTTCCAAAAATCTGCACAAGATGACACCCATACCTGTGTTCAAAAAATCTGCTGGCTAGCCAACGGTGCAGATAAATTAGTTATAATCTGATTGATCAAAGGACTAGCATGGCAAAAATTGGCTTCATAGGAATTGGAAAACTGGGTTTGGACTGTGCAGAAGTATTTGCTGAACAGCACGAAGTTCGTGGCTACGACATAGTGCCCAGAACCAGTGACACAGTAACAGTATGCACGATCGCCGAGCTGGTCAATGAAAGCGAATGGATTTTTATAGCTGTGCCCACTCCGCATGCAGACGGCTATGACGGCAGTGTGCCGTCAAGCCACATGGCACCCCGAGACTTTGGTCATGCGGCTGTGCTGGATGCCATAGACCAGATCAATCTGCATGCCACAAACTCCAAAAAAGTTGTGTTGATCAGCACTGTGTTGCCGGGCACAACCAGAAAGCATTTTGTGTCCAGGCTACATGCACGGCATGAGTTCTTGTACAATCCATATCTGATTGCCATGGGCTCGGTAAAATGGGACATGGTCAATCCGGAAATGATCATGATCGGCACAGCAGATGGGGCCTGGACCGGAGTAGCTGGCCAGTTGCGATCCTTGTATGACACCATCATGCAGAACAATCCACGCTATGAAATTGGCACCTGGGACGAGTGCGAGGCCATTAAGATATTCTATAATACCTTTATTTCCGCCAAGGTTGGCCTGGTCAACATGATACAGGACTTTGCACAACGCATTGGCAATATCAACGTGGATGTAGTGACCACGGCCCTGGCACGTAGCACCATGCGCATCATGGGTCCCAAGTACATGACCGCAGGCATGGGAGATGCAGGTGCTTGTCATCCCCGAGACAACATAGCCCTGCGCTGGCTGGCCCAAGAGTATGACATTGGTTACGACCTGTTTGACACCGTGATGCGTGCTCGAGAAATACAGGCCAAGAACCTGGCCGACTACCTGATCCAGCAGGCCGCTGACCACAGCCTGCCCATAGTCATACATGGCAAGGCCTACAAGCCCGATGTGCCCTACTGCATAGGCTCCTACAGCACCTTGGTGGGGCACTACATCTTGGCCACAGGACTATCAGTTGTGTATGTGGATCCCTTGGCCGACGACACAGATCACTGCCTGGCACACATTCCAACACCCGCGGTGTTCTTGTGGGCACACAACAGAAAGATCACCTACGACTACACCGGACACCAAGCAGACACCCAGCCCTACTGTGAAATCTTGCCCGGCAGTGTCATAGTGGATCCCTGGCGCAAGTTGCCGGTTGACATGCCCGGCATCACTGTGCTACACTACGGCAACACCAGACTATGACCAGGAATCCACATGGGCTTATTTGATCGCATTTTCCGAAAGAAAGTCACCGAACCTCGACCCGAACCCCAACCCAAGAAGGTGCCCAAGACTGAAAAACAACTGGCCACCGAAAAGGGTGAGCCCTGGGTCACCGTGGTCGGCATGGAGGTAGATCCCAACAACATGCAGCTCCTTTGAACTGGACTGGAACGACAAGTTTGTGGCCAACCTTGTGCGAGCAGGCTATCAGATGAACGCCAAAGACACTGATTCAGACATAGTGGATCGTTGGTTTACCACGGTGTGCCGCAACATTGTGCTGGAAACCTATGAACAGCATGAGGCCATGAATCCCGAACGTGATCGAGTGGTCAAGACCAGAAACATCGGAGACGGTCGCAGCGAAGTGTCATGATGCTGTATGTCAACGGTGACAGTCACACCGCCGCAGCCGAAGCAGTGGTACCATGTGCTTTTGCCGAGGATGATCCTGAACTATTTTATCTTGGACGTACAGCACATCCAGCCAATCTGGCTGTGAGCTGGGGCAAGCAACTGAGCCTGGCTCTACGAGCAGGCCTGCGTTGTGATGCAGAAAGTGCCAGTTCCAACGCCCGGATCATGCGCACCACACAGGACTGGTTGGCCGGCAGTGGCAAAGATCATCCGGATCAGTTGGTCATAATACAGTGGAGCACCTGGGAGCGTGAAGAATGGTTGTTGGACAGCACATACCTGCAGGTGGGTGCCAGTGGCCTGGATCATGTGCCAGCGGAATTACAAGAACGATACAGAAACTTTGTTGCCAGCACTGATTGGAAAATCAAGACCCAACAAGCCCACGACAACATCTGGCAGTTTCATCAAGAACTTGTGGATCGTGATATCAAGCATGTGTTCTTCAACGGCAACAATGATTTTTCCAAAATTGCTGATCGGCAGGACTGGGGCAACAGCTACATTGCACCCTATGATCCTGCGATGACCTATGATGCCCGAATACGTGCCCAAGGCATCAAAACGGTTGCGCCAAATTCTTGGCATTTTGGTCCAGATGGGCATAATGTGTTTTTCCGTTTTATTTTGGATTACCTGATTGCCCATAGATTAGTTTGACTTTGACCCAGAATCATGCTATAATTGTAGTATGAAATATGTGCTTGTAGACACTGCCAATCTGTTCTTTCGTGCCCGACACGGAGCTTTCAGAGCCGCAGACACCTGGGAAAAAGTTGGTTTTGCCCTGCACGTCACACTGATGGCTGCCAACAAGATGGCCCGGCGGTTTGAAGCTGATCACATGGTTTTTGCCCTGGAAGGACGCAGTTGGCGCAAGGACCTGTACAAACCCTACAAAAACAATCGTGCCGTGGCCCGTGCCGCACTCACAGAAGCAGAAGTAGAAGAAGATGCCATGTTCTGGGAAACCTATGACAACTTGACTAAATACTTGAGTGAAAAAACCAACTGTAGCGTGATACGTTGTGCTACAGCCGAAGGCGACGATGTCATAGCTCGCTGGATCGCACTGCATCCCCAGGATCAACATGTTGTAATCAGTAGTGATACCGATTTTGTCCAGCTGGTAGCCGACAACGTCACACAATACAACGGAATCACCGACGAACTAATCACCATAGAAGGAATATTCGATGCAAAAGGCCGAGCGGTCGTTGATAAGAAAACTAAAGAGCCTAAGCAGATACCTAATCCTGCGTGGCTACTGTTTGAAAAGTGCATGCGTGGAGATAGCAGCGACAATGTGTTTAGCGCCTACCCAGGTGTCAGGACCAAGGGTACTAAGAACAAGGTTGGACTCCAGGAAGCGTTTGCGGACAAAGACCGAAAAGGCTATAACTGGAACAACATGATGTTGCAACGCTGGTCAGATCCCGACGGTGTGGAACACAGAGTCTTGGACGACTATGAACGCAACCGTACCTTGATTGATTTGACAGCGCAACCTGCAGACGTCAAGGCTACTGTGGATGCGGCCATACGTGAACAGATCTCGCACAAGGACGTGGGACAAGTGGGCGTGAGATTCATGCAGTTCTGTGGCCGGTATGAACTGAACAAATGTTCAGAATCGGCCGACAGCTTTGGCCGTTGGATGAATGAAACCTACAAGGGAATTTTAAATCGTCAATGACTGACATGGAAGAAATACAACGTTATCCAATGGAGTCTGGATTTTACAGTTTGGGATACTTTCAAAACAAATATCCCGAAATTGAATGGATTATTTGCTTTACAAAAATAAGCAAGGAAGACATAGTCAGTCTACGATCACGCATTGACAATGGTCTGGAAAACAACAAAACAATCGCTTTTGTTATTTGGGACGAAGCGGTTATAGGTTCTGTAAATCCTGATCTTGTAAAGTTATTAAATTCTTATCAAAATGAATCATTTTGGTTCCT